CATGCACGTAGCTATTCTTAAAAAACGTCAGATAGCATCATCATACTTTCATGCAGGTAAGCTTATTAATCAGTTATGGTTTGAGGCCGGTGTTACTTTAAAGATGGGTGCATCACTTAAGGATTATATTAATGAGAAAGGGACCTGGAAATTCTTATCTGAATATGCAGCTTTCCTGAATGAGCATACAGCATGGTACCGTCCAATGTCTCCAGACAAAGTAATGATGTGGCAACAAAAGATTGAGGTCAGAAAAGGAGACAGAAAAACTGAAGCAGGTTTAAAAGGAACTATGCAAGGTATGTCTTTTGAGAAAGATCCAACAAATGGTGTAGGGGGTCCAGTAAAATACTTCTTCCATGAGGAAGCAGGAATTGCTCCCAAGATGGATACAACATTTGGATATATTAAACCCGCACTTAAATCAGGTATGATTACTACCGGATTATTTATTGCTGCAGGATCTGTAGGGGATTTGGATCAGTGTGAGCCCTTAAAGAAAATGATACTGGATCCATTAAGCAATGATATATATGCCGTTGAGACTAATCTTATAGATAAAGATGGTACAATAGGTAAGTCAGGTTTGTTTATACCTGAACAATGGTCTATGCCTCCATACATAGATAACTATGGAAATAGCCAGGTAGAAGAAGCATTAGTAGCTCTTGATGAATTCTTTGCTGAAATCAAAAAGAATAAAGAAGCTAAAGATTATCAGCTTGAGGTATCACAGCATCCAAGAAATATAGAAGAAGCTTTTGCATTTAGAAAAGCATCTAAGTTTCCTCCACATCTTGTTAATGCACAAGTAAAAAGAATAGAGGAGAAAGAATACTCTTCAGAGTATCTAGATATATCTAGAGATGAAACAGGTAAAGTAAAAGTTAAGTCAACTAATAAACTACCTATAGCAGAGTTTCCTATATCTAAAAAGACAGAAGATAAAACTGGTACATTAGTAGTATGGGAAAGACCAGTACCTGATCCAACATTTGGAATGTACTATGCATCAATTGACCCCGTGGCAGAAGGTAAGACAACTACCTCAGAATCACTATGTTCTATATATGTAATGAAAGCACCGGTTGAAGTAACTAAAGTTACTAACGGTGAAGCAGAGACTTTTATAGAAAGAGATAAAATTGTAGCTGCATGGTGTGGTAGATTTGATGACATCAATAAAACACATGAAAGATTAGAACTTATTATTGAATGGTATAATGCCTGGACAATAGTAGAGAACAATATATCTCAGTTTATCAATCATATGATAACTAGAAAAAAACAAAGATATTTGGTACCTAGAAATCAAATAGTATTCTTAAAAGATGTTGGAGCTAATGCTAACGTATTCCAGGAATATGGTTGGAGAAATACAGGTACATTATTCAAGAATCACATGCTTAGTTATACTATTGAGTATCTTACTGAAGAAATAGATCACATACAAAAAGATGATGGTACTACAGTAAAGATACACTATGGTGTAGAAAGAATTCCAGACATTATGTTGCTTAAAGAAATGCAAGCTTATCAGGATGGACTCAACGTGGATAGACTCGTAGCTTTTGCTGCACTAGTATCTTTTGTTAAAATTCAACAAGCTAATCTAGGTTATACTAAGAGAGTTGTGATGGATGATGCAAGTAAAAAGTTGCAAAAGTCTGAAAATTTGTATAAATTAAAGAGTAGTCCTTTTAGACATATGGGAAGAAGTGGTCTTGGTCCAAATCAAAAGTTAAATAGATCACCGTTTAAGAATTTAAAATAAAAAAATATGCCATATTTGTATAGACATATAAGAAAAGATACAAATTTACCATTTTATATTGGTATAGGTTCTGATACTTTTTTTAAAAGAGCACACTCAAAGCATAATAGAAATAAGTATTGGAAAAATTTAACTAATAAAATTGAGTATAGCGTGGATATATTACTTACTGATATAACTTGGGAAACTGCTTGTAAAAAAGAAAAAGAATTTATTAAACTTTATAAGTCATGCAATATAAAATTAGTAAATTTAACAAGTGGTGGTGAAGGCTTGTTTGAACCAGATATTGATATTATTAAAAAAATATCAGAAAGTAAAAAGGGAAATAAAAATCCTATGTATGGTAAATCCTGGTCAATAGAAAAAAGAGAAAATATGATAAACCGTATGACAGGTAAAAATAATCCCAATTTTGGTAAAACTATATCCCAAAATCAAAAAACAATTATAAGTAAGGCTCAAATAGGTCGTGTAAAAACACAAGAAGAAAAAGAAAAAATTTATTCAAAAACTAGAAAAAAAGTTGTGGATACAGTTAATAATATCATTTATAATTCAATTCAAGAGGTGGCTGATATTTTTAAAAAATCACCAAGTCATATGACAAGGCTTATTAAAGCTAATAAATTTAATTTAAAATTTTTATAACATGCAGGTTTTCAATGCTTTACAGCTCAAAAAAGGAGCCAAAACAGAACATAATAGATTAGGTAGTATTACTCAACCATTACAGTTTATCCCTAAAAAGGAAAAAGATGACAAGTGGGCTGCATGGAATCTTGACTGGTTAGAGTGGAATGGTCTTAAACAGATCAAGAGGAATGCGCGTAGGTTAATGAAAAATTATAAGTTAGCCAAAGGTGTCATAGATAAATCTGATTACATTGTAGAAGAAGATAATGACTACAGAGATATCATTGAGACGCTTACTAAAGAGGATGCATCGGCACTTGAGTTAAAGTTCTACCCAATTATACCTAATGTTATCAATGTTCTTGTAGCTGAGTTTGCTAAAAGATCAAGCAAGTTATCATACCGCGCAGTTGATGAAGGCTCTTATAATGAGATGATGGAGCAAAAAAGACAGATGGTAGAGGATGTACTTATGTCTGATGCAAGCATGAAGATTATATCAGCAATGATAGAACAAGGACTTGATCCAGAATCTGAAGAGGCTCAACAACAATTAGCACCAGAAAAACTTAAATCATTGCCTGAAATAGAATCTTTCTTTAAAAAAGATTACAGATCAGTTGTAGAACAATGGGCTACTCACCAACATGAAGTAGATGTTGAAAGATTCAGAATGGATGAGTTAGAGGAAAGAGGTTTCAGAGATATGCTTATTACAGATAGAGAGTTCTGGCATATGCGCATGATGGAAGATGATTATGATGTAGAGTTATGGAATCCTGTACTTACATTCTATCACAAATCTCCTGATGCTAGATATATATCACAATCTAACTGGGTTGGTAAAACAGATATGCTTACAGTAGCGGATGTTATTGATAAGTATGGATATATGATGAATGAAGATCAAATGGCCTCACTAGAAGCTATTTATCCAATTAGATCAGCAGGATACAATATTGGTGGTGTACAGAATGACGGATCATTCTATGATGCTACTAAATCACATGAGTGGAATACTAACATGCCTTCATTAGGATTCAGACAATATTCAACTGCCGCAGCTAATAATATCTTTAATGCAGGAGATATTGTAAACTACATCTTAAGAGAAGGAGAAGATTATTATGATCAAGGTACAGCATACTTATTGAGAGTAACTACAGCTTATTGGAAATCTCAAAGAAAAGTAGGTCACTTAACTAAAGTTACTGACTCAGGTGAAGTAATTACAGAGATCATTACTGAAGATTATAAAGTAACAGATAATCCTATATATGACACAAGACTCTTTAAAAATAAAACTAAAGACAATTTAGTATATGGAGAGCACATAGATTGGATTTGGATTAATGAGGTATGGGGTGGTGTAAAAATTGGACCTAATATTCCATCATTCTGGGGTATGAATAATCCTGGTGGATTTACGCCACTATATATTGGTATTGATAAACAAAACATAGGACCATTAAGATTCCAATTTAAAGGAGACAATTCTATATATGGTTGTAAGTTACCAGTAGAAGGTGCAGTATTCTCAGATAGAAATACTAAGTCTACAGCATTAATTGATTTAATGAAACCTTTCCAAATAGGATACAACATTGTAAACAATCAAATAGCGGATATACTTGTTGATGAACTAGGTACAGTAATATTACTAGACCAGAATGCATTACCAAGACACTCAATGGGTGAAGACTGGGGTAAAAACAACTTAGCTAAAGCTTATGTTGCAATGAAGAACTTCCAGATGTTACCATTGGACACATCAATCACAAATACAGAGAATGCATTAAACTTCCAGCATTTTCAAAAACTAGACCTTGAGCAAACAAACAGGTTAATGTCAAGGATTCAACTTGCTACATATATGAAACAGCAAGCATATGAAGTAATTGGTATTAACCCACAAAGAATGGGACAACAACTTTCTCAACAAACTGCAACAGGAGTTGAGCAAGCAGTAGGTGCATCATATGCACAAACTGAGATGTACTTCATTCAACACTCAGATTACTTAATGCCAAGAGTACATCAGATGAGAACTGACTTAGCTCAATTCTATCACTCAACTAAACCTTCTACAAGATTAACTTATGTTACAGGTGCGGATGAGAAAGTAAACTTCCAGATTAACGGTACAGATTTACTTATGAGAGACTTGAATATATTTGCTACTACTAAAGCAAATTATAGAGCAGTACTTGATCAGTTGAAGAACATGGCCTTAAATAACAATACTACAGGTGCATCTATCTATGACTTAGGTAAATTAGTACAATCAGAAAGTATTGCTGAGTTAAATTCTGTACTTAAAGATTCTGAAGCTAAAATTAAAGCTCAGAAAGATCAAGAGATGCAGCATCAACAACAAATGCAAGAACAAGCATTACAAGCTAAAGCTCAAGAAGAGAAACTTAAAGCTGATA